CCCCCACTCGGTAAAGCAACCGAGATTTCGGACGTGGAGTTTCACTCAGATGTGATTTTCGTTGTCTTTTCTCTTAGATAATTAGATTTCTAAGAGTTGAGAGACCATTTCACTGAAACTGGGCTGTGACTCCTGATACTATATTATGTAATTAGAAGGGAAATCCAAAGATAACCCTGACTAACCACAATAAAATAGTACCCGCAATCAAGGTTGACACTCCTGAAAGGATAGATGTTACGACTGGTTGAAATATTGGATTAACAGTCGGGGTGATAAGTCCCGTTACTGTCGAAGTTAACCAACTCCAAGACACTAAAATAGTGTATTGGAGATGGCTTAAACTCCAGGTCCAAAGAGAGGATACTACTCCTCCTACTAGAGTTAATGGATTAACCATTACTAGTGGAAGTTTCGTAAGAATCAGGTTATAGACATAACTTGATCCTCCTCCAATATTATCAAACATTAGTAAAATCTCCTTTATCATTACCGTGGATGGAAGACTAATTGGATCAGTTAATAACACTGTTATAAACTCGATGAAAACTGAAACATTTGCTACCCAAAAGTAGCTCGTGATAGCAGTTATAGTCGATATTATATCAGTATTCTGAAACAATAGTATTGCCATATCATTCCAATGGTTAAGTATAACCATTAGAGACCAACCAGAACAGAGTATTATCAAATACCCTGTAAAGGTTGCCAAGTCGGAGAATGAGAAAGGGATCCAAGAGTGGTAACTGCTCAATCCTGCGGAAACACTCAAACCGTGTAAACTATACACTATGAGTCCCAGGAAGGTTACCCCTCCTAAAATCCATAGCTGAAGACCAATGTAGAATCGGATGATTCTCCATAGGAATTTCCAAGACCAATAAGGACTGGAAATTCTACCACCTAAATGAGTTCCACTTCTATAAAGAGAGTGTAACCTATTTAGGTTGGTCACGCTTAATTCACGGCTGAAATGTCTAAGGTAAGAAATAACTTTTAAAAGAAATAATTTCAATTAAAATAATTTATATTCTTAGTAGGTCACGTGATTGTACTATATTATCCTTATGAGATAAAACCTTCAACCATCGATTCCATCTGTGAATTGTTGGAGTGTTTTCGTCTAGTTTAGTTATAAACTGACTATCCGGAACACTTCTAACAGGTTTCATGATAGAATTTAGGTTTATATTCGACCATTCATGTTGAACTCTAAATAGAGTTCTAATTGAACGGACAACTCGAATATCTGAAAAGGTACCAGGGTTCTCAAACGGTGGCAGATCCCAATAGGGCATGGAGACATGGTAGTTATGGACTCCAAGATCCTCTCTAATTAATCTTAAAAGAACAATTAGAGACCAGAGTTCACTTAAGGTTTTACGAACGTAATCCCCTAAGGAATCCAGTTGGATCCGGTTTTCCAGAGCTACTTGTTTCCCGTGAAAGGCAGGAAAGGTCATGAGATACTTTGAAGAATCCCATTGAACTAACCGCCAATACGCGTCTGCTATTTGCCGTTCAAGATTTGAACTTTCTTTCATAATCAGTTTAATTACAATTCGATGTAAATGAATTCTTATTCGAGGTGATGGATCAAGAAAACCTCCTACAAAGGAGAATAATCTTTGTAATCCATCAATATCTCGAGGTAAGGTCATTACAGTTCGAATTACTTTCATCTGTTTTGAATTTTTGTTCAAATTAACCTGATACCCATAACCAAGGAATCGTAACCATCTTGAACCGTTAAGTCTGTATTTTCTTAACAATTCAAGAGCTTGGGAAGTACTAGTATGAGCAGCAACCGCTTCCTTCAAAGGAGCCGGACTTACGTCCGTTCCCTTGAACAGGGTTCGTTTTGCAAACTCTAAACCTAGTCCTTTCGGTGAAATAACGGATTTTGCAATCCCAATTTCAACTCCCAAGGAGGTCATGATTTCATGATACTTTTCAGCAACTAACTTATTCCAAATCACGATATCATCTCCCAAGACTGCATAGTCTTGGAAGAGGTTAGCGTGAGAGGTTACATTAGTTGACCAGGCCGCCATCTGTACGATAAAATGATGTGTTAGAGCTAACATAGCCCAACTTGAATAGGCTCCCATAGGTTGACCTACGGCGTAACGTACATATTCCATATCACCTGGTAAGGTGATATAGGGATATTGTTTCTTTAGATGCGAGATCTGATAGTCTCGATCTATTAGTAATGTTACCCAGGCTTCAGAGAATTTTTGTCCAAATACAACGGACAATAAATTCTTCTGAATAGCTATAGGAAGTCTATCGGTTGCTGCGGTTAGATCATAGGAATAGATTGGAGCTTCACCAAAAGGAACCCTAGATAAAGGTGCCAATTGGTTGAACGTTCCATCCATGGGATGAGACCTTAAAATGGTAAATAACCATTTATGTAAAGGTCTTAAAGCCCATTGAGTCCACGGATCTACCATAGCAAACACTCTCATTTTACCTGCCGCTTCTTCCTTTATTGCCAACTTACCTAGGTAAGAAGAAGAATAACCTGTCATCCCTCCCTCTCTCATATGCTCACTCAGATAAGTTTCTGTCTTCTGGAAAAGATCCAGCAAAGACTGAGATTTATTGAAATTGAGTATATATCTAAGAGACGCGTACAGTGATGTGTTTTTGGGTTCTAAGAACGCAGAAACACCCCTTAACAGGGACCGGAAACTTGAAGAAAATTCAGAGGTTCCCTTCACTGTAGGTGCGCTTGTTAAAATTGGAAAGGGAATAGATTCTTTCAATAGTGAATCATGTCGTTTCATGAAAAGTGTCATGAATCGATGTGCTTCTCTATCATAATTAGGAACTATATTATCAGAAGAATTAATTATAGAGGAGAATTTCACAATTCCCTCATATTTAATGTCTCTATAAATAGAACACATTGTGGTCCAGAATCTAATCACAACAGGATCCCCCGATCGAATATTAATTCGATGAGGGACAGGAATGAAAGACGGCAATCCAGTTTTACATCTTCGGACTTTAGGTCCTAAAGATGTAGCATCTGGAAGTTTATGTCCGGCGATAACTTGTTGAATATACACCCCGGATACCTTTAAGTATTTTACTACTCCAGGTAAGCCTTGGTGTTTATGCAACTTGTTAATAAATCTCAGGTAATTATGTACAATGGTTACCCAGTTCCGGTTAGGTCTCCCACCGAGGAGATACAACTGCCGAAGCAGATGTACCAACATCGGTCGCCCTTCCTTTCGGAAGAGCGCGGCAGTCAACTGGATTACACCCAATCGTGATTTTGATATTTTAAAGTATCTGATCATATTGGTTATTATAGGTTTGAGATAACCTTAAACTATGTAATCTTATTGACCTTCGGTTTCCCCACAAGGGGGGCCGCAGCCACTCGTATACGAGCAGGAGATTAGCCTGTTTGGGTTATTAACGACATGCTCCGTTAGGAACCTTCGCTAACGCCCATTCTACTAATTACCTTCTCTTCTCTACCTATCTTCAAGGAGGGACTATGCTACTCCCTCTGCATGTGATAGGAGTTCCTTTATTATCAGAACTCCCTTGAAGACGTCAGTAATGTTCTTTCAAAGTGCACGACTAGATCCTTTTACATCTAGGAATTTCTCATTCCTTTATCTATTAGGTCTTTTGTAATCTGAGAATACATTATTCCAGTCGTAGCAGATGGCTTTGTGTTTATTTCCGGAGCGTTGGTTCTTTACCATCGAACCGAAATATCACTCAGTCGCTGCCCCTTACGGTTGGCCCTGGGCGATTCTTCCATTGCATGTACGGAATATTATTTGATTCCATCCTTGCAGATTTGGTAACTGTTACTGCTGTTACACTTTCAAAGTTGTAACAACCTAGTACTTAATTAAAGAACTAGTTATATTAGAGTTAAGGAGATAACTTCATAGAAGTATACACCTTAAGGTTTCTCAAAGTTAGATTGTACTACAGAATTGTAGTACTCAGATGTTGTGAATTTCACCTGATCCAGTTTGAGGATTAGTACAACTTTTAAAAGGTTTGTACTGTTTTGAGCTCACAAGGCT